TAGATTAGGCATTAGTACTTTTATTGTTTGAATACTAGTAGAAACATCACTTCCGTCCAATGTTATATACGGTGTATTACCTCCACTTCCATTATCACATCTAAGAATAATATCTTTATCATCAGCGTTTTGTATTATATCTATATTACCTGTAGTATTTGTTATACTACTATTGTATTTAGTAAACGTACAATTAATACTTGGTGCTTGTACTGTTGCGTTGAATTGATCTGTAAAAGATCTTCCAGTTGATGCCTGTGCTATAGTCTGAAAGTTTTGAGATCCTATTGCATCTTTAAATAACGTACTAATAGATAAATCATATACTGATGAATAATCTTGATCTAATGTTATCTCTACACTAATTTCAAAGTTTGCGTTTGCAAAAGAATTATTGTCAATGTAACATTGATTAGAGGTTTGACCGCTTAAACCTTGATGTTTTAAATTTAAATTAATAGTAAGTGTACTATCTTTTTTTAATTTATCAGCAATGGTAGCAAAATCAAACGTCATCAAAGCATTTGTAGCTGCTACTTGATTGACTGGATCTATAGTATATGTAGTACCATTAGAAGGTATACCTATTGGAAGCTCTAAAAAATCTATACGATTTACATCTAACTCAGTAGAAAAGTCAATACTTATCTCCTGACCGTTTGCATTTGTAATATCATATCCGTCTGTATAGTTACCATACATGAGCCTGTTACCCATAATGGTTTGAGCTTTTGCTATTTTAGGAACGTTATCATATAAACGTAATAACTCATCTGCTCCTAATTGTGAATATATTTTACTATTAGTAAAGGTAAAACTTTGAATAGTATTATCGGCCCAGCCATAATCACTTTTTTTAAATCTTTCAATTACATAAATACTATTGGTATTTGAGTCTTTATATAATAAGTCTACTTGTTTTACTCTGCTACTTCCTGTACCAAAATTTATTTTGACAGCATTGTATGCGTTCAGCATACCTGCATTGTTAAAGTTTTTTGTATCAAACCTAAAATCTCCTGGCTGAAAAGCTGGGTTAGTAAATAACGAAGTAGCACTGTACTCATTATCTAAATATCTATACCTGTATGCAAAACTTAAAAACTTTTTTTCTAAATAATTTTCACCACCCGCAACTTGTTGTAGTTCTAATGTAGGCGCAGGTAACGGTGTATAACCACTTACTGCGGTTTCAAAGCCGGGGATCTTTTGAATAACATTTATATCTTCAGGAACAATACCATCTACTCCTGCATTACTTGCAGAACTATATGCTCTGTTCACGTTTATTTTTCTTGGTGGATTTATATCATCAGTAAAAAACAGTAAGTCTTCAATTTTATTAACACCATTAATTAGATATAATGGATTAAAATTTAAAGTTGAAGGGTTAGCTGCATTACCAGCTGCTGTAATTACATGGTATCTAAGTGTAGTTGTTTCAGTGTTAAATGAAACAATCATATCAACTATACCTCCAGGAGCAACTGTATTTGCTGGATCATGCACAAACCAATACATGGTTTCATTTGCATCATCAGCATATGCTCCTAAACAAGTAGCTTGATTAGAAAGATTTGAACCCCCAAATCGTAATGTAGTTAATGGTAAATTACCACGTGTGTTTTCTACAGCACCTATCTCGGTAGTTTCAGTTGAACCGGGTCGTACGTTCATTGCATCAACATACTCACCTGGCGGTAGAAGTCTTTCATCTACCGACTTGTTCATTCTTCCTAAAATGAAATTGGTATTTACTAATGCCATATTACTTTATCCATTTATCCTGACCTCTTAAGTTCATTAAGAGTCTGCCAGGGTGTATATTACTTAATCTAATTTTTGCATTTCTTAATAAAGAAGATTTATCTTTTCTTGCTCTATTAACAATGTATTCTTGTACTCCGACCCTGCTATTTAAAATGGCGTATTTAATATAAGCATATAAATATTCTTCAAATAATTTATTTACGCTAATTAGTGAATCATCCCCGTTTTCCATTCCATCAGCCACATATTCTAAAACGATAGATGAACTACCAGTTAACGAACTGAAGTTAATAACACCTCCAGCTCTATCAATTCTAAATGTAGGGTTTTGATTTGCTGTTTCTGTATTCAATCCAAACCTTGCGCCAACACTGTAATCAAAATACCACTTACCGCCATAACACCATCCTTCTGCACCATGCAATGGACTTCCAGGATTTAAATAAATACTTTTTCCATTCTCTGACATTTGAGCTAAACTAACTTCTGAGTCTTGTGGAGATAAAGCATTACCTTCTTGATCAAATAAAATATTTGTATCGTTATCCTGTAAATATGCAGCTGAAAAGTTTGTTTGTATATTTTCTGATAGAGGATATAGTAAACCATCTTTCCATTGTGATATTCTTACCCAGTTAACATAATCTGAAGGTAATATAAACCTATGATCACTTCCTACATCTAACTGTAATATTTTTATGTTTTTCATTGCATCGTAGTTCAACTCTTGAATACCACGTTTTGCATGAAATAAAACTTGATACCTGCTTAAATTATTAAGAAGTTCGTGGTTACCTACATACATTAACATAAAATTGTTTACGATGTCTTGCAGAGATACATATTGATATGATCCCCTATTAGCATCTTCAGGTTGATTACCACTGTTATAATAATATTGATATTGATTTATATATGTCATCTTAACTTGTTTCTTGTGTATCTATAGATTCTTCGGTAACTCCAAAATTGTAAACATCTTTTTCTCTAATTTCAATACCTATGTATTGCAATATTTTAGCCACTAAATTAGGTTCATCAGACGCAGGTAACTCAAAGTTTTGATAATCTGCAGCTGTTGAATTAAATATTGGATCATTACCTGACGTAGTCAAATAAGTCCAGTTAGGTGCTAATGGGTATCTTATGTATTGAGTTTGTATTGCACCCCCAGCCGTTATTGTTGAAGGGTATACAGTAATATTTACACCATCTAATACATAAGCAGGATATTGAGTTGACGGTCCAGTTAAATTAGAACTCGTTAACATAAATATTTTATTTTGATTTACTCTTTCTACTTCAGTAATATTATTTTTATCATATATACTATATGCTTCTGCATTCGCCATAATGTTTTGACTAATAACTAAAGTTGTGTCATTTGTTATAGCTGTAATGTACGCTGAAGTATTATCTGTGGTATTAGTAATTAAATCACCAACAACAACAGAAGTAGTAAAAGTTTGTGTTGCATCAATTAACTCATAACCATTAACCCCTGTAGTTGTTCCGCTAACTTTAAGGGTTGGATAATAATATACTTTATTGATTAAATAATAATCAGCTGGTAAAGTATATATGTTATTGACATTAGCGACAGGTTGTGCTAAATAAGCAGATGTAGAAAAAGTATCTATAACTTCTTCCAAGCCTTTTACTATATCAGCATATCCAGTGCCTGATGTTCTTGCATTTTCTCTGTTGATCCAATTATTATATTGATAAAAATAATCCTCAAACAAATCCATTTGAGCTTGTAAACAATATAAGTTAAAATCTTGAGGAGAAATGTATCCGTAATTATTTTTATTAGCTACAGCTAATACTGTATTTCTTACTGAGTTTATCATCCATTAAATCTTTAGACAAAGATAACAAAAAAAAAAGAGGGTAATTTTTTTTACCCCCTTTCACTAAATAATAATGAGCTAATAATTAAGCTACTGCAATTCCACTTACTGCTTGTGGTAACGCATCACATTCATACTTGACTTGATGCCATGGTTGCTGTTGTGCTAAAACAATAGAATCTTGGATATAATCTCTCATAGTTTCATTGTTACTTCCAACAGTAGCATGAGTAATAGTTACAACTTTACCGCCTTGGTAAACGATTGTAGTAGTAGTTACAGATGCTTGCTCACAAAGAACAACATCATCTGCACTAACTAATTGCTTTTGCTCATCAGTTACAGGGATTGATAAAAATTTTGCCATGTTAATAAAAAATTTATGGTTAAACAATACTGCAAATGTACGAATTATTAATCTTTATTTTTCAAGCGTTTTTTAAGAAGCTTGTAAGTCTCTACTCCGTCATCACCTTGAAAGTATGATGCCATTATAAAGTAATGATCTTCACCAAAAGGAACACTTAATATTTTCTGTTTGTTCTTTGGTAAATTAAAATATACATCTCTTCCTTGATTTTTAAGAACTAACCAAGCTTTACCAAAAAACTGTACTACATCGTCATATAATTCTAACATAGGATCATTAATGGTATCTAAGAAATCTTCTGGATCATTTTGTGCATAAAGTAAAATATCTCTTCTTATTTCAGGAGTTGACATTTTATCAGCATTAGGACCAATCATAACTCTGGCAACAGAGAATAATTTTTCTCCTTTTAAATCTTTTGCAATAGCTTGAGCCTCAATACCTCTTTCAATAAAAGATAAGCTTTGCATTGCATCTTGCTCTCTATTTATTTCTTCAAATATTTTTCCATTTGATGGATGATAGTATAAAAACTTTTGTAACACTTGATTTGATCTTGGTACTGCTAACATACCATCTTCAAAAACAATAGGTTCTAAAACCACGTTACCATCTTGCTCATCTTCAAATGGAGACTTCTGGTTTTTAGCATACCTAAGAGGTCTGTTTTGTCCAGATTCTTCATCAAAATATAATAAGGGAGATCTTCTTGTGTGTTTGGAAGCCAGCATGTATGCCAGCGGAGCCGAATGATTTTTCAATCTATAGGCTTTATCTACGTATTTTTCTTTTACTTTTTTCATTTTATTTAATTTAAATTTTAATTATAATAATTAAGGGAGGAAAGTAAATCCTCCCCTAATCATTGAGTAATATTAAGCATCTTGGAATAAGAAGAAGTTGTTTGCTCCTAAGACACAAACAGCTCTCTCAGTCAAGAAGTTTACTTCCATTGCATCTAATGAAGATGTTCTTGCACCACCAGCTGAACCAGTAATCCAAGTTTTATATCTTCTATCTTCAGTTTCAGAAGCTCTATATCTAACATGTAAGAAAGGTCTCTTAGCATTCTTACCTAAGATTTGGTCATATACTGTAGTAGAACCAGCTGGAACTAATAGTCCGTTGATTGCTCCTGCATTTAAACCACCTCTCATAGTAGGATCGTTTAGATATTTCCAGTCAGACTTATAGAAGTCATAACCTCTTCTGAAGCCAGAGAATCCAAGATTCAATGCCATTTCTTCATCGTTATCAAATAGACCATATGAAGTACCGCCAGCTCCGTAAGAGTTCTGTGCAGCTAACATATCATCAATATCAAATGAGAAGTTTCTATTTACGAAAATTACATTTTCTTCGATAGATCCTTGCTTATCTAATCTTTGGATGATACTGTCAAAATCAGAAAGAGTCGTTGGATTACCTCCACCGAATACATTACCTCTTTGACCTACTACATAGAATACACCTTCAGAACCGTTAAGGTTTGCAACTGATGCAGCTGCAGCTACTCCTTGGAAGTAACCACCTGCTCCAGACGCAGCTTCTGCAGGTACAGCTTCAATAAGAGCTGTTTCCATATAATCTTCAAATCTTAATCTTGTGTCATGCTCAGACTTTAAATACCATAGGTATCCGCTTACGCCATCTTCGCCTGATACTTCGATCCAGCCGATCTGTGCCATATCAGAACCTGATACTGAATACTTATCTTTAATAATAATTGGCTTATTGTCAAAGATTGAGCTATCAGCTTCAAGAGATCCAACCATTCCATCAGTTCCTTTATTAAATTCAGAACCATAGATAAAGATGTCACAAGCTGTTGCAGCTGCCATAGTTTGCCCACCGCCTTCATAGTATGCTACTGTGAATACGTTAGGGTTAGCTGATGTAGGTGCTACAGTGATAACCGCTTTATTAGTTAATGAGGATCCTGCTGTGTTGTCAGAGATCATTACTGTTTGTCCAACTCTAAGAGCTGACAAAATTCCTGAGTTAGCATCTAACTGAGGATCATAGTTTGTAGGATTGTTAGCTCCAGCTCCTGGTGCTGCTCCAATTCCTGGGATAGTCCAAACCGCTGTATCAGATCCAGCTGCTGCTGCTGATGTTGCGTTTTTGTACTTAATGTGTAGTCTTCCTTGCTCAGACCATTTAATAAGGTCAGAGTTAGAAGGCATCTCAGCTCCTACCATTCTTAGGAAGGAACTTACGCTTCGATTGCCATATCTTTCAAATTCTTTTTCATAAGTATCAGGTAAATACTGATTCAAGAAATCGAAGTTGTTGATATAATTCGATTCAACAGGGACCTGTTGAGCCGAAGGTTGCAATTCAAAACCTGGTGAAACATTTACTGCCATAATTTTAAATTTTTAATGTGTTATACTTTTTTAATACTTCTAATTTTGAGTCCTCTTCCACTTGACGTATCACCAACAGGTCTAATTTTTAGACTATCTTTTGTACTAAGCTGTGGCGCTCTACGAACATCCATATTGATATTCTTAGATTTACGAGCAACATTATCTACTGTTGCTGCAACACCTTGCTCATAAAAGAACTTAGCAAATTTTTCAGGATTCATCGCAACTGATAAAGCTCGATGGTATCCTTTTGGATCTGCTATCAATCCGTCATTGCCCATAAACTTGCTAACAAATTTATTTACATCAGACTGATTGTTTTTCAGCTCTTCTGCAGTACCAGGTTTATAATTAATCTTTTTGTCTTCACCTACACTAAATTCAAAACCTTTGAACTCAGAGTTGAATACTTCATTGGTTTTATTCAAAAAGTAATCATACCTTTTTTGTCGGCCATCCGCATCCGTTTTAGATTCCTCGATATACTTCTTGTAAGCACTTAGATCTTTTTCTTGTTCTTCAGATAATCCACCCCCACTTGACTCAAGAGGAATTTTATACTTATCTTTCTGCTCCTTGAAAAACTTCTTTGCTTTCGCAAGTTCTCTTTTCTTAGCTAATTTTTTTCTCTTAATATCACGCTCTTCATCTTCTTCTTCATTGAATCCGAATTTGTCGTCCATAATATCTTGAATATCAATAGCATCAAGACCATCCTCTTGCGTGCTAATGTAATCAGCTAAAACAGAATCATCGTCCATGGCATCGTAGTCTTTTTGTAATTTATAAAAGTCTTCTATACCACGTCCGGTTTCTTTTTTATAATCCATATACAACTTAACATCTTCCGGTAATTCAGGGTTTGATTCTTTAGTTTCAAACAATTCATTAACAGATGATATGTCTTTGTCATATCTGTTTTTAATATAAGAAAGAACGTCTTCATCACTTAACTCTGATGAGGGAGTTTCTTTTTCAACTATTTGTTCTGGTGTTGACTCAACTTTTTCTTCAACACTTTCATTTACAGGTTCTTCTACCTGTTCTACTTTTTTCTCTGAAGATTCATTATTAAGTTTCTCTTCGTGATCTTTTAATAACTTTTCTTCTATTTCGGCTTTTGATTTTTGAGTGTTGCCTTCCACTGCTTTTACTTGTATTTTCATTTGATTAAATTTTAGACAAAATTAAACATAAAATAAATAACATTTTCAGGCGTTATCTACCTACTGATTTTCTATTTTTCTTTTTTCTATACTTTGATCCAAGATTTTTTACTTTCTTATCAAGGACCTCAAGACCTTTTTGTATAAGCTTGGATTTACCAAAGTTTTTTATACCTTGCTTTAAAAGAGAAGCGCCTTTAACTACAGCACCACCTCCAATGTTTCCTAACATTCCAGCTCCACCCATCCTTAAATCTTTTTTAGGAATTTGGATATATTTAATTGTGCCGTTAGCTTTTTTAGCTCTTCTATTTTTTTTACTTAGTTTACTACCTCTCATTACCTTGGATCAAATTCAGAAAGATCAAAACCATCAAGGGAGTCTTCGTTAGACTCAAAACTTACTGATGGTAAATTTCTTTTACGTTGTTCAATTAATTTAGACTGCTGACTATTGGCTTGACTAATTCTATCTGCCTTACCTTTTTCTTTAGCCATTTCTCTTTTATCTATTTGAGATTGCTCTAACCCTTTTAATTGCATATTATAAGCAAACTCAGTTTCCATTAACTGTGATTTGAGTTGAGCTTCGTTTTTCATTTTCTCAATCTCCATAGCAATTTCAGCTTGTTTGATTTGCATTTTAGCTTGGGTTTCAGCTTGTATTTTTTGTTGTTCGGCTTGCGCTTGAGCCATTATATTTTGTTGTTGAGATGCCGCTTGCATTTCTTGTTGCATCATTTGTTGCTCTTGTTCTGCAGCAGCTTTTGCTTTTCGTTTTACTTTTAACAACTGGTTAGCCATTTTTAAATTATGCAGTTGACGAATATCAATAGCGTCTTCTAAACTAATATCTTCTTTAGATAATGCCATTTGTATATTTTGTTCAAGCATGGCTTTTTCTTCTTCATCAGGTGCTAATTGTAAAAATATACCAAAGTCATATAAGTATAGATTTTTAACATCTTCTAATATTCCTAAATTATATTTTCCAATCTGCATAGCAAATTGATCAGCAAAGTCTGCATACTCTAAAATATCTGCTGTTCTAAGAACAATACCTTCTGCCATTCTTTTTGTCATGTAAAGACTTGCATTTAATATATGTCTTGTAGCAG